AAACATTAAATCTGCTGTTGCGGGTAATCCAAAAGATTCACTTGTATCTTCAAGCCCAATATCCGAAGAAGCATAACCAGCACGAGTCGTTTGCGTTGCAGAGACGATCGGTACGTTGAACTCGACCGCAAGGCCGCGTATCTCTTCAGCGATTGCTTTAATGTAAGAGTATGAGTTGATTGCACCACCCATTCCTTTCATTCTACTAGATGCACAAATATTTAAATAATCAATAAAGATAATGTCTGGTATGAAGTTCTTCTTTAACTTCAGTTCATTTAACAAAGCACGGAAGTGAGATGTGTTTGCTTGGCCAGTAGGATATTCCTTAATGATAAGCTTACCGTTAGTACGAGAAGCAATAGTGGAAACCTTATTGGTTAGCATCTCTTTGGAAAGATGTTCGAGTTGATCGATCGGTACATCAAGTAGATTAGCATCGATACGTTCAGCGATTCTTTCCTCACTCATTTCCATAGTTATGTATAAGACATTCTTGCCTTGAGTTAAAGAAGCTGCACCAACATGACACATGAATAAAGACTTACCGACACCTGTGCCAGCAAGAGCGATGTTCAGTGTTTTGTTGGGGAGACCACCTTTTGTAATCTTGTTAAAGAACTCAAGATCAAATGGAATCCTTTCCTCTTGCTCATGATAGAAATCATAACGTTCACCAACATTTTCAATATAGTCGTGACCAATGTTTGTATCAAAAGAAACTGCTAGAGCCTGTGATAGAATATCTGGCAAAGCATTCTTTGTAAGAGTCTGGTGTTTACCATCAATAATAGTAATTGATTGCATGATAGCATTATAGACAGCGCGGTCTTGACACCACTTCTCTGTAGTATCAACTAACCACTTATCATCAATCTTTTCAGTATTAAATATGCTAGGAATAATCTCTACAGCATGTCGATACTGCTCATCATTAAATTTATCAGATTGATCTAACTCAATCTTAAATGATTCTTGACTTGGTAGTTTATTATACTTCGCAACGTACTTAGCTATCTCTTTAAATAGTTGTTGGTAAACGCCTTCAAAATAATCTGGTTGTACAAACGGTAATACCTTACGCGTATACTTCTCATTGGTAAGAAGATTGCGTAAGATAGTTTGTTCAATGTTAATATTATTCACGTTCGGATAGTTCCTTTATGCGTTTATATGCGTTCTGCAATTGTTCTTGTAGATCTCTTACGTTCTTTTTTAAAATATCAACTTCTGTCATTGGAACCTCCTGTTTATCATAATTTATTATAATATAGTTTTTCTAGAAAGTAAACAACTATTCTCATCTAAGAAGTTTTTCCTGTTTCATTTAGTGTTGACATCAATATGCTATGTAAGATATGACTAGCTGTTTTATCTAGTCCAGGATCACCAGCCTTTACCCATTCAATAGGTGTATATTCTAGACTGTAGTCAAACTTGAGCTCTAGTGTTTCTTCATTTATCTTAATGCTAGTGTAGCTGATATGACAACTCGAGTAATCACCCTTAAGTATTTCAATGTGCCAGAACTCATCTTTTTCAGGGATTAACTTATAGTCTCTGTTCTCTTGCCACTCTTCAGTTATTTTTGTTTTCACCATAAACCAACGTCCCATTTGCCAAATTAGTTTTTATTAAATCTTCGAGTATAATTCCAGCGTAGTCCTTAAACTCTGGATCTTCTGCACTTAAGTTATCGATAGGTGTTTGACGGATTGCTAACGTAAACGCTAACTTATTATTTACTCCATCAAACTTTACGTTACCATATGCACATGTAGTACCTTTGTATTTTCCTTCACGAAACTCAACTTCCCATGCTTGTTCATTATCAACAGCATCCATCTTATGAAGTACGTAGTGGATTCCTTCGCTTAATTTATCTAAGTTAATCATTTTGATAAACTTTTACGTAGTTCAGATCCTTCAAAGTTTTCCATTGCTAGATACTTCGATAGAACAGGATTCTCAGGATCTAACCTATGAACTTCCTTAGCTAGGTCTGCAATCATTTCATAATCTAATTTTGTTTTAATATGTTTACCCATTATTCTTCCTCAACAATAGCATCTGGATCCACTAAAGCTTTATGTCCAATAGAGAACTGCTTCATAATAAAATCTTTAAAATCTGTATTCTTAAATACTGGTTCCCAAAATTGTTCTTCAAGAGTTTGTGCTTCACGTACTTTACCAGATGTTACTTCACCAGTTGCAGGATCTACAGACTCGTACCAACCATTACTTGGTTTTTGTACATATCCTCCAGCCATAGCAACTTCAAGTAAGCCAGAATACTTTTCTACACCGCCGTCCCATGATACTGAGATAGGAATTTTAGATTTTTCTTTTACATAACGAGATTTCTCTACATTAATAACAAAGTCATAACCAGTTACCTCGGTACCTTTCTTATTCTGCCGCCGACCAAGAATCCAGATATTATCTGCTGAATAGTAGATACCCGTACCACCAGAGACAATAGCTTTGGGAAACAAACCAATTTCTTGATAAGTATGATTTACAGCAAGCAATGGAATACTTTTCATGGCAAGATATGGTGTTGCCATACGGAACAAACCTTTTAGTGCTTTTGCTCGTGACATATCAGCAACTGACTTTTCATTCAGTGCATCTTCCATTTCTTTCTTTGAAGCAAGGTTACCAATCGAATCAATTACTACAATTACATTTTCACTACGATCAATTGCTTCAAGCTGGTTGATTAGATCAAACTTAAGTTCTTCTACATTTGTGATTGGTGTATGCAAAACACGTGTTGGATCAATATCAAATTGTTCAAAGTAAGATTGTGGTGAACCAAACTCGGAATCATAAAATAGCATAACAGCATCTTTATGCTTATCTAGATATGCACCAGCCATAAGTAATGCGAATGATGTTTTAAAGTGTTTGGACGGACCAGCCAGAACAGTAAGTCCTGAAGCAACACCGCCGTCAACAGAACCAGATAGAGCAACGTTTACCATAGGTACCTTCGTTGCAACCTGTTCTTTGTCATTAAAGAATTTAGAATCAGCCAACACATCTGTTGACTTAAGCTTTGAATTCTTTTTTAGTTTATCCATAATTGACATTTTGTTCTCTTTCTCTATCGTCTAGTTCGTACTGTTTACGATACTCATTGTTTATTCTAATACATTTTTCAACAATTGTAAACCCCTCATCGAAATTTACTAGAGCCGCTGTGTCTTTTGGAAAACAAGCACCACCGTATCCTTGCTTTAAATCTGGACCAGGCACCTTAGTATGCGAATGTCCAATACGTGAATCAGTACCGATAGCCTTAACGACTTTATTAAATGTTTGTCCTTCACGACGAATTGAATCATATAGCTGATTGAAGAACGTAACCTTCAGTGCTAAGAAAGAATTTACACCATACTTTACAAAGCTAGCTTCTTTTGTAGTCATCTTATATACAGGACAAGGTGTACACAAGCTGTACTCATCATAAATCTTTTCTAAGAAACTTGTACTTATTTCGTTTCCACCAAACACATGAAACTCTGGACGAATAAAATCTTCGTTAGCAGATTTTTCTGTAAGGAACTCTGGATTGTAAATAAGATTGTATTTCTCAAATTTATCAAAGAAAGTAGGAACAACAGTCGACTTAATTACAATAGGAATATCAGGACCAAGAGCTAAGACCACTTCAGTTAAGATCGAATCATCAATGGATCCGTCTTCACCAAATGGTGTAGGTACACAGATAAACGCAACACTGTACTTTGTTATGTCAAGTTCATGTACACTATTACCATACTTTGGATCTATAATAGTCTTTTCTAACTTAGGATGATTAAATCCATAGTCTACAGCTTTGCCAACAAATCCGTGGCCTACAATCACCATCTTCATATTATATACTTTCTCTTTCTGCTACGCGTCTACGTAGGTCGCTACTGCTAAATCTGTGTTCACGTTTATTAAAATAAAGACGAATACCTTTACGTCGACATTCTTCCTTGCCAGTGAAGTCTTTTTCTCGATACTCTTCACCTAGTATTCTTACACTTATATCAAACATTTCTAATATATCAATAACATCATTTTCATCTTGATAACAAACAATCTCATCAACATATTTTACTCCAGCTAATTGAACATAACGTTCCACTAATGTTTGCACCGGTGCGTTCTTGTCATCTCTGTCAAGAGAAGGATCTACTTGTAAACCACATATAAGATAATCACAAACTGTCTTAGCTTCACGCAGCATAGCTACATGGCCAGAGTGTAATAAATCAAACGTAGATAATGTTATGCCAATTGTTTTAGCAGGTTCCATGTTTCCTCCCATGTTTTAACTTGGTGTATGCCTTGACCGGCTGAGGCAAGAGCACTAGCTAGTTTATAGTCATTTCCACCCGGATCCATCTTATCTCCAAAAAACTCGATACGATCGTTCTCTAAATCAAAGTCACGTGTTATCTGCGACTTATCACAACCAGGTAATGTAATATCGATTCCAGTATCACCTGCAACTTCAAATGATATATGTGGGTATCTTTCTTGCATTGTAGTTGCAATCTGTACACGTTCACTTTGATGTTCATCCCATTCTTTGTACATAGCTCTTTCCTCGAGTGTATTGTTTCTTCCTAGGATACTAAAGTTTACAAGACCAGGTCGTTGATCAAAGTGCATGCCAGTTTTTGCAGAGAACTTTGACTTGAGTATATAATCTCTTAGATCGAACTCTACGTCTAAAGGTAGTGCAAATATTCCAGAATACAGGTTTTTACTCTGTTCCCAAACATCGTTTCCTGAACAATTATAAACCTTTACGCATAGATTGTAAATACCAAATCCTACTTGTTCTAAAGTTTTTATCCTATCAGAACCAGTAACAAGATAACATGCGTTATGCGTAGCAAAATGCTCAAACCAACTTGAAAACTCAGGATCCATCTTCGACCTACTCGCAGTTAAAGTACCATCCACATCAAATATATACTTACGCATAGCCTACTGTCTCTCTCTGTATATCATTATGATTAAACTCTGCCCAATACAATTCAAAAGCAACACCATCTTTTAAACATTCAAATTGATGATAAACGCCTGGCTTGACTTTTGTGTATTCACCTGGTTCTAGTATTGTTTCATCAACCAAGTCATAATCATTTTGCCATACACGAATAAGCATTCGGCCAGACTCAACATAGAATCCATTCCATTTAAATTCATGAAGATGTTTGGAGCAAACACCACCTTTATTCATTTCAATTCTATGAAACTCAAGAACACCATTCATTTCAATCTGTTCTGTAAGTCCCCATACTTTACCTGCTTTCATGCCATTTCCTTGCATCTTCTGGAGTGTTAATTTCTATTCCATTCCATTCTACACTAGTTACGCCGATTTGTACACCATTTTTTAACCATCGTAGTTGTTCTAGTTGTTCGATCTCTTCTTCTTTTTCTATTGGAAGCCTCGGATACAACTCTAACATATTTCTTTTATAACCATATACACCTAGGTGCCAATCTCCGTATCCTGTTATGCCTCTCCCAAACCAAAGTGCCTGATCTCCAGCTCTAATCATTTTTACTGAGTGAGGATCATCTTGCTTATCTTTTGGCATAGGTGTCCATACGGTTGTTACTTCATAATTTTTTAAATGCCAATGAACATTGTTTATTATTTCTGGTGTAACGTCTGGCATGTCACCTTGTACATTTATATATTGATCATAGTCTAGTTTTTCTAAGGCAGCACCAGCACACCGCTCGGTTCCATTACTGAATTCTCTGTTGTCATATATCACATGCTTGAGTGGAATTGCATGTGCAACAGATCTATGATCAGTAAGTACATACGTATCAAATCCAGACTTAACGCAAGCATCGTAAACTCTACGAATCATTGTCGTTCCACCAAGATTACATAACGGCTTACCCGGAAATCTACTCGATTCGTATCGAGCAGGTATTAGTATTGCAGTTGACTTCAAATCAAACCTTCCAAAATTTCTAATACTTCTTTACTACTATCTGCTATGCCAATATCGATAGCGCTCTTTACACATGTTCTTGTAAAATCTAAGCTGAATCTATTGCCAGTGCTATCCATTCCTGTGTTTATTAGATATACGTTACAGTTCTCATTGGTTATTTTATCCATCAGCATATCACTATAAACTTTAACTGGTCGTGGCATAAACGGAGATCCGTAACAAGGAGAGAATATTTTCTTTATCTCATCGTTACCAGCTTCTGTTCCTGGCATTTGACTTGTGTAACCAGTTTCAAAGAAACGTCTAACCGTATCACCACTTATTTTACTGACAGGCGGAAACCGGCCTGTTGCATCCATAGTTAAGAAGAATATGTTGTTGGGATGTCCAAACTGTTCTTGATCAATCCAAGCGTTGCTAACACAATCTATAGGATAACTTAGTCTTGCGTTTGCTGCTCCAGGATTTTCTACTACAAGAGTTTTTTGTTTCCTTGCTTCTTCAACAGCATTAAAAATAGTTGGGTGAGTCTCTTGAGTTAATCCTTCTGACTTGGCATAACAGCCAGTTTCTATAATACGAATTCCTTCATCGTTCCATGATACTTCATCGTCAGATATAAGACGAAACTTTGGATCACTACTCAATGTTGTCTTGCCAGTGCCACTCAATCCAAACATAAGGTTTGTTTTATTTTCATAAGTAAACGCTGCACAATGCATAGGAAGAATATTTTGATCTGGTAGTTCAAATCCTAAGATACTAAACACGCCTTTTTTAATCTCACCTAAGAACGTTGTGCCAGCAATAAGCATGATGTGTTCATTTAGATTCACGGCAATAGCTGGTGGAGTATTCATCTCAGTGTTATGCAAGATAGTCCAGTCTGCACAGTGATCATAAGGATTATCAACTACAGTAAACATATTACGAACAAACTGTGCGTGGCGATTATCATTTGTTTCTACACGAAAGCACATTCCAGATGTATAAAATACTAAGTTATGATCTAAATCATACTCATCGAAATCAAAATAAAATTCCCAAAAGTATTTTTCTTCGCCTATCTTATTGTACTTAGGCCTAGACAAATCCAGATGATTTGTTCTAGAACCGTAATGTACTTTTCTTTCAGGACTTCTTCCTGTAGGTTTAGTTGTTATTTCTATGTTGGGCATAACTAAATTCCATTATATTTTCTATTACGTTATCAAAGTCAGTAAGCTTGAGCATGTTTGGGCCATCAGATGGCGCGTTGTCTGGATCGGCATGTACTTCTAAGAAGAAATTAGATACGCCAAGAGCAGCAGCAGCACGAGTAAGACCTGGGACCCAAGCACGATTGCCACCTGAACTTTCACCGCTTCCACCAGGTTTCTGGCAGGAGTGTGTTGCATCAAATACAATCGGAACGCTATAGTTATCAAGCATGTACTGCAAACCATTAAAATCGACAACAAGATTATTATAACCAAAACTCGTTCCTCTTTCTGTTATCCAGACTTCTTTAGCTTTTTTAGTCTTAGATAATATTCCTTCTACGTCCCATGGTGCCAGAAACTGGCCCTTTTTAATATTTACAATTTTGTCAGTTTTACAGGCTTCTACAATCAAGTCAGTTTGCCTGCATAAGAAAGCTGGTATCTGTAACACATCTACAGCACCACCACTTCCTTGATATGATAAAGATCTAATTTGATCTACAGTATGAACATCTGTGAGAATCTTCAAACCCGGTATCTCATGCTTCAGATCAATAAAAGCATGTAGTGTTGGTGGTAAACCAAGACCACGTACACCATCTATTGATGTTCTATTAGCTTTGTCAAAACTTGCTTTAAAAATATATTCTACACCGTACTTGTCGCAAATCTGTTTGCAATGTTCAGCTATTTCTCCTGATCTTCCTATGCTCTCATGTTGGCAAGGTCCTGCAATAATTCTCATTTATCCATTCCTATAAACATATTCTAATGCACGATCGGCTTCTACTTCCATAGGCCGGTTTTCGTACCAGTTACCAGTTTCTTTATCAAACTCTTTACACAGCATAGAAATTTCAGATGTTGTGATTGGATAGCTACGTTTGATTGCGTTACCAGCAATTGCTACCATGATTTGATACATCTTACTGTACCATCCTGTGTTACTTATAGTCATATAATCTGATGCTAATTTCTTTGGCCAAAACGGGCAATCGTGGTAACTTGACCACACAACATTATGATTATCCATTTGTGACTTACGATGTTCAATTACTTGCTTTGCCCATTCAGGTGGTAATCTATCTATGAAGTTATTAGAGTGCTTCTTTTCTTCATATGGATACTTAGCCATAAGTTCTTCAGGATCTATAGGATAACCAACATGATTACTAAATATGAAATTGTGAGAACCAATGTAACTACCAGGGATGTAATACATCCGAGACAAGTCCTTAGTCTGCTTATCTCCGATGTCTCCGAGATCTGAGTTAAGTGCGTACCAGAAATGTCGAATTCGTACTCCATCAACTGGTCCTGTAAGTGGAAAAACAAGACGAAACTTCGGTAGATCACGAGTGGAACTAGCAGTACTATAACAAATAAATTTATGTTGGCCAAAACGATCCAGAAGTTCATTCTCTAGATCTCCCTTAAATTCATGATCATCAACGTCAACAGCCGCCCAAGCTCCCCAGCTAAGTACATTTCTGTTGGCCCGAGTAGTTCCTTCCTCGTACGTAGCCGGTGATATAAGTTG